AGCCAATATTATTCTATTAAACTGCTTTAAAAAGCGGATGGAGTTTCCAGAATTAAAACAAAAAGCGGTAGAACAATATGAGATATGGAACCCAGATGCTATGATTGTGGAAGCAAAAGCGTCAGGAGCTCCGCTGATTTTTGAACTACGGGCCACAGGTATTCCAGTTCAAGAGTTCACGCCGTCTAAAGGTAATGATAAAATCGCCAGATTAAATGCGGTTGCTGATATATTTGCAAGCGGTATGGTATGGGTCCCAGAAACAAACTGGGCAGAAGAATTAGTTGAAGAAGTAGCGTCATTCCCATCAGGCGAACATGATGACTTGGTGGACTCCATGACGCAAGCGCTGCTGCGATTTCGCAGAGGCGGGTTTATTAGACTGGCTTCGGATGAGCCAGAAGATATTAAGTATTTTAAATCCAAGCGTAATGCTGGATTCTATAACGTGTAAGGATATTATATGGCAATCGACAAGGGTTTATATCAAGCTCCTATGGGAATGGAAGCAGAGGATGCATCTCCAATTGAGATTGAAATTGTAGACCCAGAAAAAGTCGGTATCACCGCAGACGGTCTTCATATTGAAATGGAAAAAGGTGAGGACACCGAAGACTTTAGCCGTAACCTTGCAGAGGACATGGACGAGAGTACTCTCGAGTCATTAGGCAATGAGCTTATTAGTTTAGTAGACGCAGACGTATCTGCCCGTAAAGATTGGGTTGATACCTATGTTGATGGCTTACGTTTACTGGGATTAAAGTATGAAGAGACGACAGAACCGTGGGCGGGCGCATGTGGCGTTTATCACCCGATGTTATCTGAAGCAGTTGTCAGATTTCAGTCAGAAGCAATTATGGAAACTTTTCCTGCTGCCGGGCCGGTCAAGACGCAAATTATTGGCAAAGAGACTCAAGCAAAGAAAGAGGCGTCTATCCGGGTATCGGAGGACATGAACTACAAACTCACCGAACAGATGACGGAGTATCGCCCTGAGCATGAGAAGCTTTTATGGAATCTACCATTAGCTGGCTCTGCATTTAAAAAAGTATACTACGACCCATCACTCGGACGTCAAGTATCTATGTTCATTCCTGCAGAGGACTTCATTGTTCCTTATGGCGCAAGCAATCTGGATACTGCCGAACGTATGACTCACGTTATGCGCAAGACTAAGAACGACGTTAAGAAATTACAAGCTGCAGGATTTTGGCGTGACGTTGAATTAGGCGAGCCACTCAATACAATGGATGACATTGAGAAGCGTAAAGCTGAAGAGCAGGGCTTTACTGCGACTACAGATAATCGCTATCGCATTCTTGAGATGCACGTGGACTATAACCTTCCCGGCTTCGAAGATAAAAATAAAAAGGGAGAAGAAACAGGCGTTGCACTACCTTACGTCATAACTGTAGAAAAGAGCACTGGAAAGGTGCTAGCCATCCGTCGTAACTGGTATGAGGACGATATACTCAAATTGAAACGAATTCATTTCGTTCATTATCAATATGTACCGGGATTTGGTTTTTATGGTTATGGACTTATCCACCTTATTGGTGGTTACGCTCGTAGTGCTACTTCTATTGTTCGTCAATTGGTTGATGCGGGAACACTCAGCAATTTACCGGGCGGCCTTAAGTCACGTGGCTTGCGAGTCAAAGGCGATGACACACCAATTTCTCCCGGAGAATTTAGAGACGTAGATGTACCATCTGGCACAATTAAAGACAACGTTATGTTGCTCCCTTATAAGGAGCCTAGCCAAACTCTGTTCCAATTGTTTAATCAGATTGTGCAAGAGGGAAGAAACTTCGTTTCTGCAGGAGATTTGCAAGTATCCGATATGGGTGGTAATGCACCAGTTGGCACAACTCTTGCTATCTTAGAACGTACGCTTAAGGTAATGTCGGCGATTCAAGCTCGCTTACATTACTCAATGAAAAACGAATTCCGTTTATTAAAAGTAATTATTGCTGACTATACTCCAGAAGAATATAGCTACGAGCCAATCGAAGGTAAGGCTTCAGCTAAGAAAGCGGACTATGATGATGTGGATGTTATTCCAGTATCAGACCCGAACGCTTCTACAATGGCGCAAAAGATTGTTCAGTACCAAGCCGTTCTACAGCTTGCTCAATCTGCTCCTCAGCTTTATAACTTGCCACTCTTACAAAACAACCCACAAGCGCCGCAGTTACAAGCGCAGATGTTGGCACACGTCAACGAGCATATTGGCTTCCAGTATCGCATCGAAATCGAAAAGCAAATGGGTATGAGCTTACCAGCGCAGAAGATGGACGACTTGCAAGAGGAAGAAGACACCAACATGTCTCCAGAGTTAGAGGCACGCTTGGCCCCAATGATTGCGCAAGCTGCACAAAAACTGTTAATGCAAAATCAACAACAGGCTCAAGCACAACAAGCTCAACAGCAAGCACAAGACCCAATTATTCAAATGCAAATGCAAGAGCTACAACTCAAAGCTGCAGAGCAACAACGCAAAGCGGCTAAAGATGCAGTTGATGCGCAGCTTAAAAACAAACAATTGGATATTGAAGCACAACGTATTAAATCGCAACAGCTTGTTGCAGCAGGTACGATGGCACTAAATAGCACAATGAACTCGCAGAAACTTAAAGTACAACAACGTCAAGCAGGAGCTAAGCTGGGAATTGACGTAATAAAGACTGCAGCACAACATCAACACGAACGGTCTCAGCAGATAGACCAGCAAGCAGCAGATGCGCTTATGGCACAGATGCAACCTAAGCAACAACCAGAGAAGGAAACTAAATGACCGAGTACGAATATATTCGACTTGAGCTACAAAAAGAAGTAACTAGTAAATCCGAATTCATTGCCGCAGGCAATTGCAAAACGTACGATGAGTACAAACATGTAACAGGGGTTATCCGTGGTCTTTCCCTTGCTATAGACTTAATAAAAGACCGTGAGCAAAAACTAGAGGACGAAGATGAGTGAACTGATAATCAGTGACGCAATGGGTAACTTAAGCAAGTTGCCGGAAAAGGTAGAGCAAAAAGCAGCACAACTACCTAAGCCAGCAGGCTACCATATTCTATGTATGGTTCCAGATGTAGAAGAAGAGTACGACAGTGGAATTATCAAACCAGATACCACTATTAAATACGAAGAAATATTAACCCCCGTTTTGTTTGTGATGGATATCGGCCCTGATGCGTATGTAGATAAGGAAAGGTTCCCAAGCGGTCCACTATGCAAAATCGGTGACTTTATATTGATTCGCCCTAACTCTGGTTCACGTCTTAAGATTCATGGCCGTGAGTTTAGGATTATCAACGACGATAGCGTAGAAGCAGTAGTCGAAGACCCCCGTGGAATTACACGAGCATAAGGAGATATAAATGGCAATTGAAGAATTAGGAACAGTTACATTTGAAAACGGCAAACCCGTACCCGTTAAAGAGGAGTACGATTCGTTTGAGTTTCCAGATGAAGTAGCTAAGGATAAACCCGAAGCTGAAGAGAAAAAGGAAGCGAAACCTGCGGCAGAAGTGGATATCGAGATTGTTGATGATAGGCCACTAAAAGACCGTAACCGTAAGCCAATGGCTAAACCACCAGAAGATGTTACTGAAGATGAACTAGAGTCTTATGATTCTAAAGTTCAAAAGCGTATCAAGAAACTGGGTAAGGGATACCATGACGAGCGCCGAGCTAAAGAAGAAGCTATTAAGATGCGTGAAGAAGCTCTTCGTGTCGCTCAAGCGGCGATTGAGGAGAACAAACGGTTGCAGGCTCAGTTGCATGAAGGCAGTAAAGTTTTTATCGAACAAGGTAAAAACGGCGCAGAGACTAAACTTGAAATGGCTAAAAAAGCATATAAAGATGCTTATGATGCCGGTGATGGTGAAGCCCTTGTAAATGCCCAGCAGCGTATCGCTGAAGCCACTCTTGAGTTAGATAAAGCGCAGAATTTGCGCCCAATCGAGGTAAAAGAACAGGATTTCCAACTCCCAGAAACTACTGCGGGGCAGCCTGAACAGGACCCAAAACTGAAGAAATGGCTCAAAAAGAACAAATGGTATGGTGGTGAAAGCTCAAAAGAAGATGAAATGACTGGGTTAGCCATCACTATTCATAACCGTCTTGCCCGTGAAAAAGGTGATAAATATATCGGTTCGGATGAATATTACGAAAAAATCAGTGATACAATCCGAAAAAGATTCCCCGAATATTTCGGGAGCAAAGAAAAGAATCAAGAACCGCCTACGGAGGAAACTCCCAAGCGAGCCAAACCCGCAGCAAACGTGGTAGCACCTGCTACTAGGTCTGTTGCACCCAAGAAGGTTCAACTAACACCAACGCAAGTCGCTCTTGCTAAACGATTAGGAGTTCCTCTTGAACTTTACGCCAAAAAGGTTGCCGAACAAATGAATGGAGATAGATAATGAGTAGCACTAAATTAACCCGTGAATTAGAAACACGTGAGCAAACAGCTCGCACCGTAACTTCTTGGGCACCCCCAGAGTTATTGCCAAGCCCCACACCTAGAGAAGGTTGGGTTCATCGTTGGGTTCGTACAGCTACTCTTGGGACTATTGACCCAATGAATGTCTCTAAAGCTAGAAGGGAAGGGTTTGAACCTGTTAAGGCAGAAGACTATCCTGAGCTTATGACCCATGCGTCCGTTGATGGACAATTTAAAGGGTCTATTGAAATTGGTGGTTTAGTATTATGCCGTGCCCCAGAAGAATTTATGAAACAACGTGCTGCGCACTATGAAAGATTAAACGCTTCACAAATGGACTCGGTAGATAATAATTTCTTACGAGAAAATGACCCACGTATGCCGATGTTTAAAGAGCGGTCTACTAAGGTTACTTTCGGTAAGGGAAGTTAATTAATTTAATATTTTGGAGGTTTTAAATGGCATCATTTGCAAGTCCTTATGGACTAAAGCCAATTAACCTTATCGGTGGTCAAGCTTTTAACGGCGGCGTAATTCGTGAGATTCCTCTCACCGCTTCCACAAACTTGCCTATCTATAACGGTGACTTGGTTAAAATCGTAGGTGGCGTCGCCCAAGTAGTTAACGCAACTCCAACAACTAGCACTACCGGTGTTTTAGGTGTGTTCGTAGGTTGCCGTTATCAATTGGCGAGCCAGCAACTTGGTTATCCTTTGTTCGCACAATACTTACCAGCTAACGCTATTGCTGCTGGTTTCACAAACGTATTCGTTCGTGTTATGGATGACCCAGATGCATTGTTCCAAGTACAGGCTACTGGTTCTGTTAACGCATCTTCTATTGGCTTTAATGCTCAATTAAGCGGTTACGGTAACGGCACAAACAGCACTACTGGTAACGTTTCCACAGGTAACTCTATTATTTCCTTGTTGCAAACTTCTATCAGCAACGCAAGCGCTAACGCTAGCTACGCTGTACGTATTGTTGACTTGGTAAATGATTCTTCTACCTTTGGCGGCAACTATCCATCGAATCCGGGCGACGCTTATACAGACTGTATCGTTAAGCTGAACTTCGGTGTTCATTCGTACTATAACGGTACACCATCTTAATAAGGAGCTAACACATGGCTATTTCACGTTCGCAGCTCCTAAAAGAGCTATTACCCGGCTTAAACGCCCTATTTGGTCTTGAGTACGCTCGCTACGGCGAAGAGCACAAAGAGCTTTATGAAATTGAAGCTTCTGAGCGTTCATTCGAAGAAGAAACCAAACTTTCTGGTTTCTCCGCAGCTCCAGTTAAGTCTGAAGGCGCAGCAATTGCTTACGATAATGCGCAAGAAGCATGGACAACTCGCTACTCACACGAAACTATTGCTTTGGGCTTCTCAGTAACTGAAGAAGCTATCGAAGATAACTTGTATGACTCTTTGTCTGCACGTTATACCAAAGCATTGGCTCGTGCTATGGCTTATACCAAGCAAGTTAAAGCAGCTTCTGTTTTGAACAACGGCTTCAACTCCAGCTATGCTGGTGGTGACGGTCAAGCATTGTTCTCAACTGCTCACCCATTGGTATCTGGTGGCACCAACGCTAACACTCCATCTACTCAAGTTGACTTGAACGAGACTTCTTTGGAAGCCGCCGTTATTCAAATCGCTGCTTGGACAGACGAGCGTAGCCTCTTGATTGCTGCTAAGCCACGCAAGTTGGTAGTTCCACCTGCATTGATGTTCGTTGCTACTCGTTTGTTAGAAACCAAACTCCGTACTGGTACTAACAACAACGATATCAGCGCCATCGTTAATAACGGTACAGTTCCAGAAGGTTACACAGTTAACCACTTCTTGACTGACGTTAATGCATGGTTCTTGTTGACCGATGTACCTAACGGCTTGAAGCACTTCGTTCGTACTCCGCTGCAAAACAGCATGGACGGCGACTTCGACACTGGTAACGTACGTTACAAATCTCGTGAGCGTTACAGCTTCGGCTGGTCTGACCCTCTCGGTGTTTGGGGCTCATCTGGCTCGTTCTAATCTGAACAGCCCACAC